GACGATGTTTTTGCCTGCAGCTGTAATGGTTGAGTTGTTACCTGTGATTGCTACTTGATACAAAGCAAATGGGTCATCAACTACATAAGCGATAACGTTAGTTACGCCTGAAGCTGGTGCGTATTGTGCTTGTACTGTTTGGCCAGATGAGTTTGTGTATTGAACACCTACTGCAACGCCAAGAATAACACCTGCTGTTAAATCTGAATCACCTGATACTGTGCCGCCTATAACTAATTGAACTGGTTGACCATTGTAGATTGCTTGACCTGATGTTACAGGGTACTGACGAACAGCACCTGCGTATGGTAAGCCATCTAAACGGTTAATCGGTTTAAAGCCATAGGGAGCGGATACGGTTGGATATGCCATATAAATCTCCTAAAAATTAAAATTAATTACCTTTGCCAAAAGATGACGATGATTTGCGCTCATTAAATAGAGGCATACGAGGGTCACTTTGGCGCATCAAATTATTATCTACTGCCTCTGTTTGAGATTGAGTCAACTGATTGTAGTGTGCACTACGTTGTTCAACAAACTCTGTAGGAGTCTTGCATAATAATAATCCGCCTATCTCAATGTTGTCTTTAAAACGACTTTGAGGGTCGACTAGCAATTTAAATTTTGGTTGTTCCTCTATGCTTACAGGTTCCCATCCTTCTCTGAGTTTGGCAGATAGGTTACGAGGGTCCGCATTGTTAAGCGTTGAAGTACGAATCCATCTATACGAATACCCGGCCTGTTTGTCAGGTTCTGGGAGCAATTCCGCTGGCTGCCATTGCTTAGGGCGTTCAGTTATTGCTCGGGTTTCTAAGTCGCGTGGTACTTTATTAATAGTGTTTGTCATTATCTGTTCTCCAATTTTAAGGCCGCTTGCGCGTATTGTTCGTTAGTAAGTCCCAATTTTTTTGCTAATTGTACTTGACTAGCTCTAAGTTTAATTTTGTTCGACGCTGTGCTTCGAGAAGCTGGCGCTACAACTGTGCTTGGTTTTGTAGAAGCACTTTCAACTTTTTCCTTAACAGGTTCAGAATCACTAAAGTAACCACTAAACGTGTTCCGCATTGTTTTGTCCAATTCGGCGTAGTATACGTCAGAGCCAGCTTTATATCCTGAGTCTACAAGTTCTTCATGCACAGCTAAGGCTGCTGCAGTCATCACTTTGTTAGAACCATACCAATCGTTACTATCTAGCCATTTTTCTAGCTTAGGGTCCGCTTGGCGTACAGGATTTTGCTGTACTTGCTCTTGATATTGAGTTTGTACACTATTATTATCTTCTTGTAAAGAGGGTAATTTAAAATTCTTTATCTGCATCAATTTGAGGTTAGCATTCTGCATAGCCTCTTGAGCTTCAATTTGTTTATCAGTATCCCCTGAGTCATATGCATCTTTGTAAGCGCGCTTAGCCATTTCTAGCTGAAGATTAGCCGATGTTTGCATGGACTCTACGTATTCTTTTTCGCCTGTAGTAAGAACGTTCTTAATACGTTTGTTCTCTTCTATTAGGCGCTGTGCAAGGTTTACAGCTTCACGTTGTTCACGTAATGCGGCTTCTTTTTCACGACGTTCGTCATGGTAGACCTTACGCATTTGTTTTAGACGTTGCTTGGTAGCCTCGTCATACTTGTCTAACTCATCCTTATCAAGCTCTTCAACAAGCTCTTTTGGCATGGGCTGACGATTGCGGTCTTCTGCAGGGGTGTCGTCTTCGATTTCAATCTCAAAGCTACCTTCTGCTTCGTTCTCTGCAACGTTGACCTTTTTATCCTCATCGGGAAATGTAAACTCTTCTTTCTCAAATTCAGGCATCTTGTCCTCCTTATTTGCGACGGATACCGCGAGGGTCAGCTACAACCGCTTCAACTGTATCATCATTGATTATACGAAACTCACGACCGTGGATAACCAAACGGCTACCAGAATGTGGGCGAACTAAAACGAAATCACCTTTCTTACACCAAGCACCCGTAGGAAACTTAGCACCGTCTTTATAACAATCTGGACCTAAATCAACCACGAATAAAACCGTAGTTAATGCTTCCTCATGTCGTATTGTTTCATCTGCTTTTATTAGACCACTATCGTATTCCTTATCCATTTCTGGTATTGCACAAAGAATATGATACCCAGACGGTTGTGGAAGCTGTGATGCTTTTTCTTCGTCTGTTGCTTGTGGTTTATAAGAGCCTACTATTTGCGGATTATTGGGGTTTGTAGCCAATAAAATCTCACTCATCTAAATTCTCCAATCGTTTTTTGAGGTCTACTATAATTGAACATGCGGCTTCGAGACCTCGTAGCTGACCACATATATACCTGTATTCTTCTATTGTTGGGCAATTGCCCCGGACTAATGCCTCGGAAAGCATGTCCATGCGGTCTTTGTACTCGCCTAGAAGAACATCATAAATTTTATAATCCATTATTCACCCTTTTTAGGAACATTACGTCTAGCAGCCATTACCGCTTGAAGGTTTCTACTGATTACGTCTTGGCTTTTCATGTCACGGTTATGTTTGTTACCCGTTTCATGTTTTTTAAAGTCATGTTGCTGTTTAGATACTTGTTTTACAGCATCAGCTACCATTTTAGTGTCTTCTTTTGCTGCATTAAACTTAAGTTGCTTATCTGATTTAGCCATGTCTGCTTGTAACTTAGCCTTTTCAAGTTGTAACTGTTGGACTTTGAACTGCGCATCGGTCATGTCTTTTGTTTCTTTGCGTTTCTGTTCTGCGGCTTTAAGCTGCAACTCTTGTTGTTGCATTTGAATGATTGGGTCTTGTTGCATTTGCTGAGCTTTTTGTTGCTGAGCTTCTGCTTGGTTTTGTTGTAACAGACGCTGCGCAGCCTGCGCCAACATCGGAGCCAAGCGTTTCTCAACTTCTGGGTCCATAGACATTACTTCACCGTCTACATCTTTCTCTGGTGGTAACTCCATACCCAACTGTTTCTCTATCTCAACACGGTATGCATAGCCTAAGTGCTCGTTAATATGAGCCATCATAGCCGCTTGAATCTGCGGAGCCATAGGGTTGTTCTGTACTAGAGCTACGATTTTCGGGTCTTGTAATGCAGCTGTGTGAACCGCGATATGAGACTGATGGTCTTGGTAAGAAAACGCCTTGACCGGTTTCATCATCAATATGTTCTGATTCTCGGTCACTGGGTCCATAGGCTTCTGGTCCTCGTCCATAGGAATTAACTTACCTACATTCTTAATACCCATCACTTCTAACATCTGACGGTGTAATAAAGGCATGTTGTATATCTGAGGAGTTTGTTGCGCTAACTGCATAACAGCTTGGTACTGTACAATCTTCTGTGCCATTGTTGAGGCGTTAGGGTCAGATACAGGGATTACCTCTACGTTATTGTAGTCAGATTTCTTAGCCTTACGGTCGCCTTCTTCTGGCTCGTAGTTATAATCATCTGGAGTGTATGCTGCGATTATTTCTTTAAGGAGACCTAACTCTTGCTTCATAGAATAGTGTATGCGAGCTTGTACGGCTGACATAACCTTCAAGGTACGCTCTAAAATAGCAAGTGTTGTTCCGACTGGAGAGTTAGCTGACATGTCAGAGATTTGCAAGTCTGCTGTATTAGCGAAGCGACGACCTTCTTCTACGATTTGGCCTAATAAGCCCATAAGAACTTGTGAAGGCTCTTTGTATGGTAGAGGCATAATATTGTCACGCATAGTGCCTGACGGTACATCTACATCACGGAACTCACCTGGAGCTATCGGTGTGTCATCACCCTTGACACGAAGTCCGCGAGTTTTAAAACCACCCGGTAAATTGCTGAGCGTACCCGCATCAACCAACTGGCGAATAAGTGAAGTGCCAGACTTAGCAAAAGCCCCGACCAGATGAATAAGCCCAAAATAATAAAAGCCGAAACCCGGAACATAACCATAATGGACGAAGTGCTGACGTTTTTGATAGGTTTCATCTTCAGGGTCCCAGTTGCGGCGTACTGCTAATACAGTGTTAGTGCCTTTCTCTATAGTTATGACGTATGGCAGCGCAATGCCTGTAGCTTTACCATCGTCGTCCTCATGCTCGTAACCCGGTAGGTCGTAGTCGACGTGCATCTCTAATACTTTGTAGCGTGAGTCACTTGTGGCACGGAAGCCCATCTTCTCGGCTATCTTCTTCTCTACCTCATCTAATACATCCGATGGGTCGCCCAACTCAACATCACGATAAAACCCAGCCACTTGTAAGCGACGTAGTTCATTCTCTGTCTTACGCATTACGTGGGTTACACGCTCTGCTGACTCTAAGTTAGACGCGCCGTATGGCACAACGATATCTTCTGCCGGTACAAATAGAGATACTTGACGGTCTAGATGCGGGTCAAAGTACACTTTCTTAAACGCGTTACCACTTAGACCTAGGCCCCATAACATGCGCTCATGCTCTGGACGGTATTCCTTCATCACATCAGTAAGCTGGTAGTTCATGTCATCTTGCACACGAAGGGCCGCATCTTTTTTCTCTACGGTCTCTTTACCAATTATCTGTGTCTTAACTGGGCCAGCTGCAGGGAACATCGACATCATAGTCTCAGCCTGAAACTTAACTAGCGCTTCACTTAATAGTGGGTGGTACACACCACACGCGCCTTCCCATGGCTCGCTACGTTCTTCAATCTTCATACCTAGCAACTCTAGACCATCTACATAGGTTTGTATCCAGTCTTTGCGGGACGCTAAGTCATCTTCATAGTCAGAGACAAGTTCTGAAGCCATTGTAGTCAACACGCTGTCATCCATGTCCTCGGCTAAGTTCTTATTAAACTCGTCCTCGTCAACACCTGGCTCGATGTCTATCTCTAAGTCACCTATCTTGATGCCCACGCTCTCTGGGTCTTCAATCTCTATCTCGATGGGCGGTGCAGTCTCATCATCCTCGGTCATGCCTAGGGGGGCTTGGTATAACGCTTTGTCCATATTTGTTGCCATAATATATTCCTTTAATAGTATGCAGCTTTTCTTTTATATTTATATAACATGTCGTCGTCAGGCTCATCATTAGGAAGTTTGATGAACCCCCCTTGTCTGAAACGAAATAGTGCTAGTGTTGTAGAGTCGACTTGGTCATCGTTTGCCCCGCTCGGAAAGTCGTTGCACTCCTCAATAACTTCTCTAGCCCATCTACGGTCCGGTGCCCACACAATGCCAGAGCGAAATAAGTCAGACACCGCATTTACTCGGCTTATCTTATCCTGCCCTTTTCCTGGCGTGAACTCACCTAGTGGAAGTCCCATCCTACGCATCTCTTGATACAACGCTGAGCCGTTGGACTTCTTCTCCACTATGAACGAGTCAGGCTCCCACTCCTTATACTCCTTGAGTGCTAGCGCTTTTAACTCCGGAAACTCCAAACGCTCTTTTATTGCGTTTAACAGGATTATATTATAATTAGACACTTCCTCGTTATAAAAAACACCCCATGTTGTCAATGAGTTATAGTCAGCTCGGTTGTTAGTCTCCTGAGCCGCGTCCAGCGCCATAATAATAAACTCACACTGTGGTGGGTCTTCCTTGTCCCATATCTGCCACCACTCCCTCTTTATCAGCGCACCTTCTTCTGACGTAGGGTTTTGTAAATATTGTGCATTCCAGTAACGGACGTCCAGCACGGCACGTTTTGCAGCTAACTCTTCCAAGGACCAGAACTCGGGCCACAAGGGTACCTCGTATTTTTCTGTCTTTATTTCTTTATGTTCTATGTTGTCCTCGTCGACAACGGTGTACTCTATCTTTCTTTCCTTCTCGAGTATTGCGGGGAACTCTACTATCTCCCAGTCCTCTGCGTCCTCGTTCTTAATCATCTGGTTTAGGATTTGTCCGGTCAAGTCAAGCTTAGACCACCTAGTCATTACGACAATTATCGCACCACCTGGCATAAGACGCTGAATAGGACCAGATTGAAACCATTCCCAAGCAGGAAGAAAAACATCTGCTCGCCCCTGCTTAGCTTCTTGTTCAGAATGAGGGTCATCAATGATAAAAAGGTCAGCGCCTCGCCCAGCAAGAGCGCCACCAACACCAATTGCAAAGTATTCACCATTAAAATTAGTACCCCATCTACTTGCACTTTTACTGTCTGACTGCAGTTCTACCTGCGGAAATATGTCTTTATAGGGGTCTGAACCCACCAAGTTACGCACTCGACGCCCGAAGTTAACAGCCAAGTCCGCTGTGTGTGATGCCATAATAATCTTCTTATGTGGGTATTTGCCCAAGAACCAAGCCGGAGCTAGGTACGATATCATCTCTGACTTACCATGACGCGGTGCAATGTTAACTACAACCCGTTTCTTCTTGCCCTCGGCAATCTCCTCGAAGATTTTAGCCAGTCTTTTGTGGTGGGCACCTACCTTATAGTCCGGATACACATGGTGTATGAAGTCAAGGAACGAATCCTTAGCCACTTCTTGGGTTAAACCATCCTTATATACCTTTAATAGAGGTAAGACCTTGCGTTTCTGCTCTTCCGACATTGTCGGGAAGGCGTTTTCTATCTTCTGCACGTCTTCAGCCGTGAGTTTTCTTTGGGGTTTACTCACTACGCTTGCTTTCTATGACTTCGCCTTCAATAACCCTGCCTTTTATGCTACCAAGCACCTTTAATAGCTCATCTTCTACTTCTTCTAGGGTCTGATGCTTAATAACTGTCTCGGTTCTCTTCTTAAATGCGTCGACTCCGTCTACTTCACCCAGTTTTGCAAGGGCAGACAGCCTTGTTTTAGCATCTTTACCCGTGGCAGCCTCTTTTACTAGGCCATTAATCACGAAAAGCTTCAGTTCAGCTAGGTCATCGACTAAAACGTGGGTGGTTTCCGCCACAAGACCCGCCAAAAAGGCCATGGTTTCGTTTGGGTACCGTGTTAAATCTAGTTTTGTGTTGGGGTCAGACATAATTTTACGCGCCAAATCAATTGCTTCGGTCTTTTGGTCTTCACTTGGCGTGATTGGGTTGCCTGATAGGTCAGATAAAAGCTTAATTGTATTAGCCCGCATCTGCAGTTCTTGTTCTAGTGTGAGTTGTGGCATAGCATCTTGCGCATTTTTAGGCAAGGGTATGTCTTCTTCTAGGGGTGGCACGATTAGTACATCTTCGTCCTCGGGTGAGTCGTCGATTATTAGTACGTCGTCATCTATCATCTTTATTAACACCGTTTTTGTGGGGTGGCATGAGTAGTTGTAGATAGTATGAGTAAAGAATTGTTTTGTCAAGGGAGTTTTTAAAGTATTTTATAACTTTACATATGATATTTGAGATTTTTTTGCGAAATATTTTTTGACATAGCCTTTTATTTTGGCATGGGGGGTGATTTGTGTAGCGCAGCGGAATTTGGAAAATGTGGTTACTATTTGTATTTTTCTAAATGTATAAGACCTAGATGGAACCTAATTGAGCGTTCCT